GGCGGTAAAATTGGCGCAACCGTTAACGTAAGACGTCCTGGACGCTTCGTAGGTGCGACAGGTCCCGCCCTCTCGGTCGAGGATTTTAACGAAACTTCTGTACCAGTAACATTGACAACTCAATTCCAAGTTGCGACCCAGTTCACAACGCAAGATTTGGCATTGTCTTTGGATATGTTCAGCGACCGCGTATTGAAACCAGCCGTAGCAACTATTGCTAACAAAATCGACCGTGATGGTCTATTGATGGCTAAGAACAATACTGCAAACATCGTTGGTACTGCTGGTACTGCTCCAACTGGTTTGATTACTTACCTGACTGCGGCCGCTTACCTTGATTCTGAAGGTGCGCCACGTGACGGTCGCCGTTCTTGCATCGTTGAGCCATTCACTTCAGCAACTATTGTTGATAGCTTGAAAGGTTTGTTCGTTCCACAAGAAGCAATTGGCGAACAGTATCGTAAAGGCCTTATGGGTCGTGATTCCGGCGGCATGAACTGGAAGATGGACCAAAACGTTCAGGCACAAACATTCGGTAGCTACTCCGGTGCTACATTGTCTTGCAACGTTACAACTGCAACTGGATTCTTGACTTCAGGTTGGGCACAAACTTCTACCATCACTATTGGTGCTACAAGTGCGGCCGCAACATTGAACCAAGGTGATACATTCACTATCGCTGGCGTATATGCAGTTAACCCACAAAACCGTCAAGCTTATGGTTCAGGCAAACTACGTTCATTCGTTGTAACTGCTCCTGTATCTATCAGTTCAGGTGGTACTGCTTCCGTGACTGTTTCCCCAGCCGTTATTACTGCTGGTCAGTTCCAAAACGTTAGCGTAACTTCAACTGGTTCACAGACTGTTACTCCATTTAACAATACTGGTACAACTTCTTCACAAAACATCATCATGCACCGCAATGCTTTTTGCCTTGCGGTCGCAGATTTAGAATTGCCGGAAGGGGTCCATTTCGCGGGGCGCGCTTCTGATAAAGAAATTGGCTTGTCACTTCGTGTGGTTAGGCAATACACCATAAATAACGATAGTATTCCTACTCGTTTGGATGTGTTGTATGGCTGGGCGCCTTTGTACCCTGAACTTGCTTGCCGCGTAGCATCGTAAGCATTAAATAGCCGGGGGTAACACCCTGGCATTTCAACCATATTTAAGGAATAAAATCATGAGCAATCCAGGACCAGCATCAACCCAAACGATTCACCCATCAAATCTAGCTTCTAACCAAGCTATCCGTTTGTTAGGTGTATTGACTGGTGTAAACGTTAACGCTACTGGCGATAACGCAATCCCTATCCAAAACACAACTAACTTTTCTGTTAGCAACTTTATCGTTACCAATGCTTCTACAAGCTTGACAACGGCAGTTGCGGCAGTTTACCCAGCGGCTAACGCACAAGGTACTGCTATTGTTGCGGCTTCTACTGCGCTTTCAGGCAATACTGGTGCAACAGTTGTTAACCAATTGACAGTAGCTTCTACTGCTACTCAATCAACACAAAACGTATATTTCCGTGTAACTACCGCCCAAGGCGCGGCCGCTACTTGTGACGTTTATGTTTACGGTTACGACTTTAGCAACTACAACTTAACTAACCCTATTGGGGCTTAATTAAGTAAGAAGTAAAGGAAAGGCCGCCCCCAAAAAGGGTGGCTTTTTTTCTATTTAGACTTATAATTAATTATCCTCATTTAAAGGAAAAATCATGTCATCTACTACCGTTACACGTGGCAATGCCCACGAAACTTTTTATGTAGTCCCAACTTTAGACAATACGTCTAATTCATTGGCCGCAAATACTACAACTTCCGTAACTTATAGCTTACCTGGCTTACAAACTACTGATATTGTGACTGTTATTGGTTATAACGGTTCACAAACTGCCGGTGTTGTAATTGCTGAAGCTGATTGTCTAACTGCCAACGTCTTATCAATTCAATTTGGTAACTTGACTGCTACTGCTACTTTAAAACCAGCAAGCGGCGCTTACACAATTCAAGTTGTTCGTCTTGAAGGCCCAGCACCAGCAACGGCGGTTTAATCATGGCTAATACTTCCGTTTATCGTTTTATTGGACCAACAACGGCTATTACCGTTAGTGGAACATCGTCAACGGCAGTTACCATTACCCCAGGCGGCAACGACCAAATTAATTATTGTGCGTTTCTAAATACTGCTTCTACACCGGTTGCAATTACCATTAGCCCAGTTGTTCAAGGCGTTGGTTCTGCACCGGCCGCAGTATTGCCTACTGGTGGAAATAGTAGCCAATCGTTTGTATTAGGCGTATCAATGTCACAACCTACTGTTATTGCAGTTCCACAGATTTTCTCAATTACCGCAATTGGTACTTCAGGAACCCTGTATGTAATGCCAGTAGCAGACCAATCGTAAGGAAACATTATGGCAAACCCAGGCGTAGCAAATAGTTCAGTAACAAATTTACTGCCGGTACAGGCAACATTTAATACGGCTGGGGCTTGCACCGGTTTAATTGGTCCTGGCGGTGCAGTATTTTCACCACCATTAAGCGGTAATACCGAAAATCCAGCAACTTTGTCCATGGGCGGCAATTTAATTGCTACTTCAAATACATTGCCTACAATTAGTTCAGGATTTGGCACAAGCCCAACAATTACTGCGGTTAGCACATTTGTATTTAAAATTGTTGTTGGTTCGGGCGGTGCTTCAAGTGGAACAATTACGCTACCAACCGCGCCAAATGGATGGTTAGCTTTTGCCGCTGACGTAACAAGCGGTTCTACATTATTTTTACAATTAACTGGAAGCACAACAACTTCAGTAACATTTACTAGCTTTTCAGTAACAACTGGCGCCGCGGCACCAATGTCAGCAAGTGATGTAATCCTAGTTAACTGTATTGCCTATTAAGGTTTAGTATGACTACACCATCAAATTCTGCGGTACAGAATTTACTGCCAGTTCAAGCGTATTTCAACGTTGATGGCAGTTTTAATACTTTTATTGGTCAAGGTAAGCCGTTTTATGCGACTTCAAACCCTGTTCAATCAGGATTAACCATTACCAATTCCACATTGGATTCAAGTCCAATTGGAGCAACTACACCGTCAACTGGCGCATTTACTAGCTTTAGCACAACAACCGGCACGATTTCTACACAACCAAGCGGTGCAACAGATATTGTTAACTTGTTGGCGTTGCAATCTTATGCCGCTGGCATTAGCTGGAAACAACCAGTAGCTTGTGCGACTTTGACAAACATTACATTATCGGGATTACAGACAATTGATGGTTATACAACCCTTGCTGGCGACCGTGTAATAGTTAAAAATCAATCAACTGCCGCTAATAATGGTATTTATATTGCCGCTTCAGGCGCATGGACACGTTCATCTGATGCAAATACATGGAATGAATTAATTTCAGCCATAGCATTTGTGGAATATGGAACACAAGCCGGTTCTGCATGGTTTTGTACGGCAATTCCAGGTGGAACATTAGGCGTTACCGCCGTTAACTGGTCGCAATTTACAACTTCTGCAACTTATACTGCTGGAACAGGATTAACCCTTACTGGATTTCAATTTAGCATTACCCCAGTAGGAACTGCTGGTACTTATGGTTCTGCTTCTAATGTTCCAGTAATTACTACAAATGCAAGCGGTCAAGTTTCAAGCGTTACAAACACTTCTATTGCTATTAACGGCAATCAAATTACTAGCGGAACAATTGGTTCTAGCTATATTACAGGCTCATATACAGGCATTACAGGCGTTGGTACGTTAACTGCTGGCACATGGAACGCTGGAACAATTGGCGTGGCTTATGGCGGTACTGGTGCTACTACATTAACTGGTTATTTAATTGGCAATGGTACTGGCGCATTTACGGCTTCTTCAACTATTCCAACTACTGCTTTAAGCGGCACAATTACAAATGCACAACTAGCTAATAGCACTATTTCAGGCGTGGCGTTAGGCGGTAATTTAGCTAATTTAACTGCTGGTACAAACATTACTTTTAGTAGCGGAACAACTTATAACGGTTCAACTGCAATTACTATCAATGCCGCATCAACCATGGTTTATCCTGGCGCCGGTATTGCTAATTCAACTGGTTCTGCATGGGGTACAAGTTATTCCACAACCGGTACTGGTTCCGTAGTTGCTCTAGCAACAAGCCCAACATTTGTAACGCCTATATTGGGCGCGGCATCTGCTACTTCTGTAACTTCAGGAACTTTTGTTGCAAACGGAACAACTTCCGGTTCATCGTCAACTGGAGCATATAGCTATGGAACATTAAGCTATACCGACAACAACCATATTTTGACAATGCAAGCTAGTCAAAATGCTTACATTCAAATGGAAATTCAAAACACCAATACTGGTGCAACGGCTTCTGCTGACGTTGTTGTAGGCAATAACAATACTACTGCAAGTACCTATTACGGTGACTTTGGTATGAATAGTAGTGGATGGGCTGGAACTGCTGGAACAAACAGTTTTGGCGCACCAAACATGGTGTATTTGACTTCTACAACTGCTGATTTAGCTATTGGAACAACTACTGCCAACTCTATTCGTTTTGTAACAAATAGCGGCGCAGATAATGCAACTGTATCTTCTAGCGGTGTATGGTCATTTGCAAATACAATTACTGGTTCTATTAGCGGCAATGCGGCAACCGCAACAAGCGCAACAAGTGCAACATCAGCTACTAACGCTACTAATGCTACAAATACTGGCACAACAGACGATACAACTAATGCTTCTACTGTTTATCCAGTTTGGAAAACAAATACAACTGGAAATTTACCTGAATTTACTTCTTCCACAAAATATAGTTTTGTTCCTTCAACTGGAATATTAACAACTACTGGATTAGCAACTGGAGCCGCTTCATTTAGTGGAGTAATTACTGGAACTGCTAACAATGGCTTCCTTGCTACTGCTAGGGGTGTAAATGCTACTTATGCAATCATAGGAAATACCGGCGGCAATACTTTTATTGGTAGGGATGATTCTACTGGTGGTGTAATTAGTGGTGTTGCTTATGCTTCATTATTTTGGGCAACTGGTGCTTATCCAATATTATTTGCAACCAATGGAACTGAAAGATTCCGTATTGGTGCTTCAGGTCAATTAGGTATCGGTGGTGCTACTTATGGAACTGCTGGTCAAGTATTGACTTCAGGTGGCGCAAGTGCCGCACCTACATGGTCAGCCGCTACTCCTTCAACTTATCAAGCAAACTACACAGTTGTTGCTGGTGGTGGCGGTGGTGGTAATGCACTTGGAACAGGAGCATATTGTTCTGCTGGTGGTGGTGCTGGCGGTTTATTTATTGGTTCATTACCTTTAAGTATTGGAACAACTTATACGATTACTGTTGGTGCTGGTGGCGCTAAAAGTGGAGTTGGTTCAAATTCAGTAGCATTAGGTTTAACTGCTTTAGGCGGCGGTGCTGGTCAGCCAGTAAGCGTAACTGCTAATGGCGGTTCAGGTGGTGGTGCTGGGGACCCAGTTGGTACTGGTGGTGCTAG